GCGGTCAGGTCGTGGGCGGCGTTCTGGACCCGGTAGCTGTAGGCCTTGGCGTCCTGGGGGTCGGTGTAGTCGGCCACGTCGAGCGGTGTCCAGGCGTGCAGGGTGGCGTCCCAGGGGGTGTGTACCTGGGTGGCCGGGTTGACGCGGTCGCCGGGGCCTTGCACGGTCATGGTCGACAGGTACCGTTCGGTGGCGTCGGAGTGGTTGTTCACGATGGCCAGGTTGGTTTGGGTTATCCCGTTCTCATCCCCGGAGGTCCCCCAGTGGTCGGCGGCGGCCGAGTACAGCCGGTAGACCAGCGGCACCACGCCTATGGCGAACGCCTGGCCGCCGGCGTTCACGTTGGCGCCGCCTTGCACGCCGGTGGCGGCGTTGGTCAGGGCGGCCTGGGCGTAGGTGATGAGCCATTGCCAGGCCTGGGTTATGGGCGGCCCGACGATGACCTGTTCGGGGGGTAGGGGCCGGTGGGCGACGGTGGCCCAGGTGCGGTAGGTGAAGGTGAGGGTGCCGGCGCCGGTCGAGTCACGGCCGTAGGCCCAGTAGGCGATCCCGTTCGAGGCGGCGTCACGGATGGCGGCCAGATAGCCGGGGTAGGTGGTGGTGGCGTACTCGGCGGTGCCGGCGATGGCCGGGATCTGCTGCGATTGGGGGTCGATGGCTTTGGCTATCGGCGGCAGCTTGAGGGGCGCCTGGGCGTTGATCTGGTCGACCAGGGCGTTAAGGCGGGCGTTGGCGGACTCGAGCGGGCGGGTCATGTTGTAGATGGTTTTGACGGTGAGGCGGTCGGGCCAGGTGACACCCTGGTAGACCACGTCGGCGCCGGCGGGGTCGCCGGGGGCGACCAGGTTGCGGGATATCTGGTCGTAGAAATAGCACCAGGTGGCCCCGGTGGGGGCGTAGGTGAACCAGACGGCGCCCATCTTGTCGAGGCCCTCGAGGGTGTGTTCGGGGTCCCACAGCCGTATCTGGCAGGTGCCCGGTTGCACGTCACCGCGGAATGTGCCGTCGCCCATGGTGTGACTGTCGGTGGTCCAGCGGGCCTCGACCACTTTGGAGGTGAGCTCGAGGACCTGGCCGACCCCGACCTGGTACCAGAACCGCCAGGCGGTCCCCCAGCCGGCGCCGGGCGGTCCGATGGGGCCTTGCCAGCTGTTGGCGTCCCAGCGGCCGATATCCCACATTCCCGGCGCCACGGCGCGCGGCGCGGTGTCGGTCATCGGCCTCGGGTGTTGGCGAGCAGCGGGACGAGCTCGGGGCGGACGTGGCGGCGCTGGTAGGTGCGCAGGGCGTCATAAACCACTTCGGGCAGGTTGTCGCCGGGGGTGGCGTAAATGGTGATCTGCATGGGGACGGCCCCGCCGGCGGGGGCGCCGGCGGCGAGGGAGAACGGGTTGAGGCTGGACAGGATCGAGCCGGCCCCTTTGGGGAGTTTGCCGAGCCATCCGATGGCTTTGGATGCCACGTCGCCGACCTTCTCCAAGGCGTTTATGACGTCTTGGATGATCTTCCACCAAAGCTGATATTCGGAGATGACCAAACCCATGGGGCCGAGCAGCACGTCGATGATGATTTTCCAGTGGCCGAGTATCCAGTTCCCCAGCTGCGCCAGCCACGACCAGGCGGTCGAAACCGCGGCGGTGAACTGCTTCCAGTGGGTTACCACCACGACCACGGCCGCGACCAGGGCGGCTATGGCCAGGATTATGAGGCCGATGGGGTTGGCGTCCATGGCCACGTTTAGCGCCCACTGGACCGCGGTCCACACTTTCATGGCGATGGTGATGGCCACGATGGCGCCGGCGGCCACGGCGATGATGGGGGCCAGGACCTGTAGCACGGCGGTGTTGTTCTGCAGCCAGGCGAACAACGGTTGCAGGGTGTTCAAGACGGACTGCAGGGCCGGCAGCAGGGCCTCTCCGATGGCCACTTTGGTCTGGTCCAGACTTTCGTGGTAGCGGGCCATCTCGCCTTCGGCGGTGTGGCCGAAGGCGTCGGCCTGGCCGTGCACGGCCTCGGTGAGGTTCTTCATTATCCCGGCGGCGTCGAGTTGTTTCCCCGACGCGTCCTTGGTGGCGATCCCCATCTCTTTGAGGGCGCGGGTGTTCCCGTTCTGGGCCATGATGATCGCCTGGGTAGCGGTCTGTACGTCGATGCCCTTGTAGGCGGCCAGGTCCTGGGCGGTGGCCAATTCCTCGTGCGCTTTGGCGCTGTCCTTGGTGACCGTGACCAGTTTCGTGTACGCCGCTATGGAGTCCTCGGTCGACAGGCCGGTCCGTCTCGAGGCGGCCTCGACTTCCTCCAGGTCGCCCTTCATGCCGGCGGTCGACACGCCGGCGTTCTTGTAGGCCTGCTCGAGTTTGGCTACCCCGGCCTCATGTTCGGCGGCGGCCTTGGTGGCCTCGGTGAGGCCGGCGATTATGGCCGTCGAGGCGGCCACGGCGGCGACCTTCATGGCCGAGTTCGTTTCTGAGGCCTTCGACTTGACCTTGTCGAAGGCGCCCAGCGCCTTCTCGGCGGTGGCCACAATGTCGATGTTCAGGACGGCGGCCTTAGCCATGCTCAGCCCTCGAGGCGTAGATATCTAACAGGGTGGCCAGGTCGCGGGGTTCCTCCTCGGCCAGCTGCGACGGTAGGACCCCCATCAGGGCGGCCAGTTCGCATATCAGGCGGGCGGCGCCGCCTGGGTAGGGTCCGCGGTGGTCTGTTCCTCCAGGGGGATCACGAAAGCCACGTCACGGTCGAAGTCGGCCCAGGAGACGCCGTCGAGGGCGCCGACCCGGGTCAGGTGCGCCCAGGCGGTGGCCCGGTTGAACCCCAGCGGGTCGAGCTCGGGGTCAACCCCGATAGCTATCTGCGCCCTTCGCATGTCGCGCTGGTCGCCGTGGCTGGCGTAGCGGCGGCCGTCGTCGAATATGACCGCCATGTCCAGGTAGGGCAGGCGGGCCACCTGCACGGCGTCATCGAAGGCGGCCTGCACTTCGGCGGTGACGGTCATGTTTTGGCCGCCGCCTTGTCCAGGGCGGCCTGCACGCCGGCGGTCGCCGCGGCCAAAGGCTTGTCACGTCGGAGGGCGGCGATAGCGAAGGCGTGGCGTTCTATGTCGTGGCGGGGCCAACCCCAGTGGATGGGGGCGGCGTAGTCGGCCGAGTAGGTGACCCGCACCCGGGTCGGGCCTTCCGGCGTCGCCGATCCCGACCCGGCCAGCCGGCCGGTACGCCGCGGTGGGCTGGCCTCGACCAGGGCCGCTTTGGCCATGGCCTCGAGGGCCGCTTTGGGTTCGACCGCGGCGGTGCGGGCGGCGGCCATGGCGGCGTCGAAGGCGCCGGCGTTGGTCACGTCAATGGATACGCCGTCGGCGGCCATCAGGGCGGCGGGGTGATGGTTATCTGGCCTTGGATGGGCCAGGCGAACTTGGAGATGATGATCGAGCCGGCGTTTATCTCCTCGGTGTTCCAGCCGTCGACAATGCAGGTGCCGGTCACGGTCGGGCCGGTGGCGCCGATGGGCACAAACTCGAAGGGCATCTCGGCGCCCAGGTTCTGCTGCACGAAGTAGTACACGCCGTCAGGGTCGGACAGGTCGAGGACCACGGTCCCCGATATGGTCCAGCTGTAGGTGGCGGCGGCCTGGACCACGTCGCCGGTGAGCACGGTGACCGGCGAGTCCCTGGTCACGGTTTGGGGGGTGCCGATGGCCGACACCTGGGCTTCCATGGCCTGGCCGGTCGACGTGTCGCCCAGCTTGAAGGTCCCTTTGAGTTTGTTGACGACAGTGGGCATTTAGACCTCCTGGTCGGGTTGGCCCCACACGGTCACGTCGAGGCGGTAGCAGGCGTAGGTTTCGTTGGCGACAGTGACGCTCGAGGCGGTGGCGGCGAGCTCGGCCACGGTCATCGGCCCCAGCGCCTGGTAAATGTCATCGAGGGCGGCGGCGTCGCCGGCCAGGTTGTCTATCCCCCGTATGGGCACGTAGAACACCCACAAGGTGGTCGCTATCCCCCCGGTCATCGGCGGGCCGGCGTCGGTGGTCGAGCCGATGCGGACCAGGCATACCGGCGGGGTCACGTCCTGGCCGCGCACGGCGACGCGCTGGCCGGCGGCGCCCAGGGCGGCCACCACGGCGGAGACGGCGGCCGAGACGCTCACGCGATGGGCAGGGCGCCGCGCTGGAGGATCCCCAGCGCGACGCGGCGGTAGTAGGGGCTGGCCATCGGGTTCAGGCTGTCGAGGCCTTCGGGCCGGTTGCGGTTCTCGTACCACCACTGGCCGAGCAGCAGCACCGCTTCGCTTTGGCCGTCATCGGCCGGCCCGGCCGTAGCGTCGATTTCGGCTACCGCGATGGCGTCGGCCTGGGCGGCCGCGTTGGCCGCGGCCACCCGGGCGGTGTCGTCGCCGTCCTCCAGGCCTAGACGGTTGGCCAGGTCGGCGTCGGTCGGCCAGCCGGCCACCCTCAGGCCTTCTTGGCCGCCGGGGCCTTGGCCGCGGCGCCCTCGTCGCCCTCGTCGCCGGCGAATTCCAGGGTGATCGGGGTGGAGTTGGTGAGGATCCGGTTACCGCCGGGGTACTGCGCCCAAAACCCGACCCCGGAGTACTTCACCAGTTTTAGGACCTTCACGTTGCCGCCGGTGGTGGCGTCGGTGGTCCACTCGAGCCGGAAATTCATGATCGGGGTTTGGAACACGACCGCGGCGGGGGCCGACTGGTCCAGGATCAGCGTTTTGTTGGCCACCATGGACGGGCCGGGCCATACCGGTATGCCTTGCACGTTGACGGCCGCGAATCCGGCGTCGGAATCGCCCAGAGCGTTGACGCGGGGGCCGAAGGGCAGCAGCGGCCGGTTGGTGGTGTCCTCGGCGGTGGCCAGGGCCTGGTACTCCTTCGAGGCCGGCACCGCGTCGGTCGGCGAGTACACGCCCACGGCCATGGCCGCAAACTGGCCCAGCAGCACTTTGGCGTAGCCGATCCCGTCCGCGTAGGTGACCCCCTGGGGGTTGCCGTTGGTGGCCTGGGTGAAGAAAGCCACCGCCCGGGCTTCCACGTCGGCCAGCCACGCCCGGTCCATGGCGTCGAGGGCTATCTGGTCGATCTGGGGGTTCGAGCCGAGCAGCAGCTTCCTAGAGAAGCTGTAGGCGCCCTCAACCTCGTTGATGGTGATGGTGTCATTCCCGGTGGTGATATCCCCGGGGGCGATCGGGGTTACCTCGTCGGCGGGGGCACCGGACAGGCCGGTTTCGGTCAGGGTGCGCGGCACTTCCAGGGTCGTGAAATCCGGGGTCGGGTATTTCCGTAGGACCGAGTACAGCGGTGCCTTGGCGCCTTTCAACGGGACGTACCGTTCGGGCAGCCAGCGCGGGGGCACCAGGGCCGGGTCGCCGGTGGTGGTGCCGGTGGCGGCGGCCAGGCCGGCGGGCGGGGCCGCGAATCGGGCCATGCCGGCCCGGATGACGGTCGGGTCGGCGGCCATCATCTGGGCGCGCCGCCACCGGTCGGCCTCGGGCGAGCCGGGGTTCTCCATGGCCGCGAAGGCGTCACGCACGAACGACGGGCCGCCCATCAGGTGGGGCTGGGCGTAAGG